CAGGAACTGGCAATACGTTTAAAATTGCTTTGTTTACTAGTAGCGCGACTTTGTCTGCATCTACCACCGCTTTTGCAACAACCAACGAAGTGTCGGGAACCGGCTATACTTCCGGTGGAAACACTTTGACCAATGTAGACCCAACCACTTCGGGTACTACAGCACTTACAGATTTTGCTGATACTACGTTTTCCAGTAGCTCAATTACTGCAAGAGGAGCGTTGATCTATAATTCTTCTACAACTGCAGGATCGGCTAACAGGGCAGTGTGTGCGTTAGACTTTGGCGCAGACAAGACATCTACTAGTGGTGACTTCACTATTCAGTTTCCAGCAGCGGATGCGAGTAACGCAATTATTAGGATTGCATAGGATATAACGTGTGGCTGATGTCAAGGTTGCCTTTGAAGGATGGAACTCGTCATCTCA